CTCTTTTAGCCGCCCATGTACCGTTCGGATACCTTACGAAGTCTTTTAACTCTTTTACTGTATGTATATCCTTTAAGTTGACTGCCTCAAGATCGTTGAGCCAGTATCTCATATTAGTAACACCTTTCTGCTTTGTATTAGTATGGGCAACAATACCTAGTTGATTCTTCGCTCTACCAGCAGTAGATGCTCCCCATGATACAATATTATCGTACTGATGAATCTTCTTTAAGTTATCAACGACCTGAGCGCCGCAATTATTTCTTTCAATACATGCAAGAGGGCTTCCCCAGTGCTTTAATATCTCATGAACCTTCTCAGTAAAGTTAACTGGTGATATGGTATTAGAAGAGTATATAGCTACCTGACGAATCTTAGTTAGGTCTGAATATTCAAAGATCTGTATAACCGAACTATCAGAACCTACACCTTCAGCTGTATCGACACTCGCTATATATATACCGTCCTTAACTGGCTCTTCCCATAATCGGTACTTACCCTCCTCGAATATAAATTTAGGGTCCTCGCAGCCCGCTACCATCCGTGCGTATTGTTCTTCGTTTAACGAACTCTCACCCAAGTCTAAGAACTCGCAGTTAAACTCCTGGTTAAAGGCTTCCATAGAGCCGATAGATGCGATTGTATCTTCCTTCCACTTATCATCGCGGCCAGGTATTTCGTTCCATAAAATCTTATCACATGCCCAGTTAGATTCACCCTTATCTGCTGCATCGTATAATCGATGGAATAAGTTACCGGTACCATTGGCTGTTGATGCTACAAATATCTTAGACTTCTTAGATGATGAAATAATAGGGTATACCGATTTCCAGAACTCATCAACTAAGTGAGGTTCAATGAAGGCAAGCTCGTCTAGTACTAGACAGTTTACAGATTGTCCACGAGCAGCTGTACCGGTCGTAGTAGATATACCTATTCGTGTACCGTTAGCGAATGTAACAGCTGTCTTTCCATACTCTTCAACACCAGGCTTAAGCCAGTTAGGTAACTCTTCATATGCCATTCTTATACGTTGCATGATCTCGATAGCAGTACCCTCCTTGTTCGCTACAACAAGTATCTTCTGATCTTTATTAAAGCATGCTATCCATAGTGCATATATCGTCATCATTGTAGTCTTACCTATCTGACGAGATGCTAATAATATAAAGAATCTATTATCCCTCATCTTCCGCAGAGCGCGCTTCTGAGCTGGGTGTAGTTTAATTTTCTGCTTACCTTCATCAAGTGAAATAATATGAAAGAAGCTTTCAGCGAAGTATAAAAGGTTCCTAGATGCCTTTTTAAGCTGTTTAATCTGTTGCGGGGAATACTCAAAAACCGACCCTTTACTGGGTAGATTAGGGTTATTCATATAAATCTGTTTATTTTTATCAGCCATCGAATAAATATTTACATGTCAAAACATAAAAATCTAACCGAAATTTGGGATGTATATAAAGATTCCCTAATTAAAGAGTCGAAAGACGTACGGAAAAAGGCTGCTGATACAGGATGCATGCAGGGTGGTCTTAAGAGTTTCGGTACTAAAGCAGGGCCAGGAGCGGTCGATGCTGATAGTAAACAAGCTGAGGATATTCAAAATAAGATGACCTCAGATATCGCAGAGATTGATGGCTTCGAGCCAGCTATAGATCCAAAGAAGATGAAAAAGAAGGACAAAGATGGTAACCTATATACACCGGATAACTTCTCTGCAGAACAATTTGACGAAAAGCTTGCAAAAAGATACAAGGTAGCTATAAATAATAATATGAAGTCAACATTTGATAAACTATTTGAAGAAGTTATGGGCGACGACCAAGAGCTAGACGCTCTCGGCATTGAAGTGGATGAGGTAGAAGATACCGCTGAAGGTGAAGACGCTGGTGACATTACCATTACAATCGACCGCGATATGGCCAAGGGCCTTTGTGATCTACTCCAAGCTGCAATGGGCGAAGAAGCCGATGATGCAGAAGCTGAAGACTACGAAGAAATGGAAGAGGCTGACATGGATGATGAAGAAGACGACACAATGGACGAAGCTGTTGATGCTGAGGACCTTGGTCACGCTCTTGTAAATCAAAAAGACAGTCAACTGAGTAAAGTTGGTGCTGGTTCAAACAAAGTTAAATCAACAGTAACTGGTAAAGCTACTGGCGGTACAGCAACTGGAGCAGTTAAGAAGCAGCAAGGTGTTGCTGATGAAGATCTTGGCGAGCCACTCGTAAATCAGAAGAAAGGGCATCCTACTAAGGTTGCTGCCGGGTCAAATAAAGTACACGCTACTAAAGCTAACAAAGTAGGTGCTTCACTTTTCGACTAATATCAAATAAAAAAAACTAGACTAAAAAAGGCTGTAACTTAGGTTACAGCTTTTTTTTGTATAAATATAAATATGAAAAGCTTCGCTAACTTCTTCTCCGGCCGTGGACCAAGGCATAGAGGTCATGGATTTACGGACACACATCATTCGTATAGGAGGAAGAAACTCAATCTTGTACCAGATATGTATAAGACAGATCACTCAAAGAATCAAAATATTGAGAGGTTAAAAGAGCATCCAGGTACATGTGTGTGTAATAACAAGGATTTAGAGTATATTAGAGACACATATAACATCGTACCGCATAAGGATAGTGAGCAGAAGCTAGGTAAGACTGGTATTACTATTTCCTACAATCCTAAAAACAACACATTTATACTAAAGAAGTAGATGAGTATCGATTATAATAACAACCCGTTCACCGGATTAGTTCAGGACGATCAGACATGTTGGAGATTTACTGATAAGTCTAACCAAGATAGTGAGCGTCTCTTGTTTGATAACTGGTGGCGGGAGCTTATTAATCAGTTTGGTGTTAAAACAACATACTATGTCAATACGTTCAATACATTATCAGCTGATAACTTATACGGTGAGCAACCTACTAAGAAATTTGCACCGCCGGTTGAGTTTGTAATGGGCATAAACTTAAATGATAATGCTATAACCTTGAGTCAGTTCGGGTTTCTTAGTGATGATGAGGTTACAGGGTTTATACATATACAGGCCTTCGAGTCCGCATTCAGCTCTTTAACAGCTGAGGGTTTATGGGAGACTCAGAATAATATAATCGAACCTAAAGCTGGTGATATATTCCAGCTTTCAGAATTTGGTAGTGACAGGCCATCGAATAGACAACCTAAGTATTTTGAAATAACAGAAAAGTTAGATGAGGACATCGCACAAATAAACCCGCTAGCTGGTCACTATGTATTCTTAGTTAAGGCTAAGCGTTATGATTATAGCTTCGAGCCTGGTATAACATTCACATCTATAGGACCAGAATACCTAACAACGCATGGTGGTGACGGTTTACTTGCAGGTGATGATCCATTATTCGTTGGTGATCACCCTGATGATGCCACCTTAAGTGTTGGCATCTCAGGTAATGATCAGATCTATGAAGATAGTTTTGCAGGTAGGTTATCAGGTGGAGCTAATCCAGAGTCTCTGCCTAAGCAGGAGAACTACGACGAGTATGATGCTGATTCATTTAGTAAGAATGAAGTGTTCGACATGTCGGAGAATGATACTGATGTATACGGCGAGTATTATTAGATAACAAAGTTCGATAAAAACTCATCTGCTTCTTTCGTTGATGCGAAAGTAATTTCCTTTTGATCCTCTCCTGTATCGAATATGTACAGAAAGCTGCCATCTTCACCCCTACTAGGTTTAATATTAAGCAGCTTATAGCGAACACCTTTCTTGAGAAATTTACCGTACCTGGTTGTTCTGTTAATAAATTGACTACCAGGAATATGACGCATCTTCTCTCCCATCTAAAACACCTCGCTTAATATTAAACTTCATATCTTCGTACCGTTCGTCGATATACTTTTGAAAAACCATAGGCTTGATCCATTTATTATTCTTATCTGGGTCCATACCTAAACGTTCAGCAGCATCTGCCGCTACATTTACACCAACCATTAGACATGCAAACCTAGCTAAATAATCAAGATCATTTTCCTCTAGAACTTCGTTACCTCTACCTTTTACCACTTTATTCTTTTTCATATTTAATTATATCAGTGTTCCTTTCTGCGTAGCTTATATGTCTTCTTCTTAGGTGGTTGCATTGTATCATCTTCTGCTACTAACCTCCAATGCTTGTGAGCCTTTCTATGGAATAACATTACTCTTTTCTGGCAGTTGAGTATCTCGTACCACATGCCATTGTCTTTCATTACCTTCCATTGCGGACTGCCCTGCACCTTCTCTCTAATAAAGTTACCTACTCTAAACTGCGATTCACTCATACACCAATATTAATGGTGTTCCTCTTTAAAGTGACTTTAAGAGAGCACCAACCATGTAATGCTTTATATCTTTTCTCTCAACTGATAGCTCTAATATGGAGATAATAGTATTGAGCTGCTTCCGAAGACCGTCTTTAAACTTATCATTAGAGATCCTCGTTTTATTATCAGTCTCTTTTGTTAAATTTAAATTATCAATCTCTTCAAGTAGAAATGACCTAATAAGTTCGAGTGAGTCGCCCTTGAGGTTGCCTTGCTTGGCGCGGCCGCGGAGGACTTCATCACCTAGGTCTCGGCTGATATTAGATACTATACCTTCGATAACATCATTAAAGTCGAAAGCTTTTGATACATTAAGTTGCTCAAATGATGTTGGACTAACTTCCGTGGTCTTTTTCTCGAGATCGTTCATTATTTTTCGAAGTATATTGGATCGGTTGTTATTGCAGTACCTATACCTGCAGTACATTTAATATTTTTATCACACTTACTACATATCACGGTGTTAACGTCGTCAAATCTATAGTCTAAGGTTATCTGAGTTTTCTGATCACAAGGGCATGGGATTGTAACAAGGTTTCTATTAGCTTCTTTTATCTGCTTAGTTCTGATATCCTCGAACTCTCTAATAACCTTATTACTATAAATCTGTGTAAAAGTTGCCGATATTATAATCTGCAATAGCGTCGTAAGACCGAACACAGGCCAAAAGTGGTCAGTAAAAAACGAAGCGATTATTAAACTAACTAACGCTGTTATAGCGAGCGATTTAAATAATTTATATAAGCTAATCATCTCCCTTTATTATAGATAACTTCTCGTTGAAGTCAACTAACTTTTTTGCCATACCCTTAACTAACTCATTTAGATCCTCAATGTGGTCTGTTTTCTTTGAGAGTACCGGATTAATTTTAGCAGTATCAAGCATTCTTGATAAGTTAGATAAGTCAACTAAGACATCCGCCATAGTGGTTTCTATGGAATCTAGCGGATACGGAATACCATTCATGGTATGTGGTACCTCGTTTCGCTGTTGTAGGTAGTCTGCTACTGCCATGCCGCCAGGTGTACCTGGATTTTTCGCACCAGGACCTATACCTGACACTTGACGATCGGTATCAGGTGACTGCTGGTCTTCAAATAATCTACTCTCCATGTATATATTTAAGCATCGGACAATAAATATAAATATGGCAAATAAATACTATAACCGATTTACCAAGGTTCTTCGCGAGCAGGATGAAGATCCGGCGTTAACTGATGCAGAAGCTCTTGACGCAGAACTTAATGACATCGCATCTGATGAGCTAGGTGCTGATATACCAGATAACGTTTCAGGTTCATCCTTAAGCTCACAACAAAAGCAGATGTTTGATGAATTGAACACCTGGATCTCTAAGATGGATGAATTTGCAGCTTACTTAAATGGTACTGAAGATAGTATACAAACTACTCTCAACTCTGCAGAATCAGATACCATTTTTGATAGTATTAGTAATTCTGAGACAAAGAAGATTGCTAGAGTAGCTATGGAGGTAATGTCCTTGAGTGAGATTCTTAAAGGTTATCTCGCAGGTGCTAACGACCCTAAATACAAATTTAACTAGTAGGTCGATGCATAGCAAAAACGATATAGATTTAATTTTCGAGAGTTACAATCAACACGTACTTGAAGAGAGTGTATTGTCTTTTTTTAAAGACTTTTCAAAAAAATTGTTTAGTGCTACTAAAGATAAGTATGCTGGATTTGATGATGAACTTATTGAAGAATTATCCGAGAGACTTCGAAAAAGCGGTCCAGAGGGCTTAGAAGCGTTCCTGCAGACACTTAAAAAGGAAGGTGGAAAGGAGTTTGAAGGAGCTTTATCGGGAGGTATACGTAAAATAGCTAAAGCTATGAGGTTTGGTTTCGATAGTGGTATCGATGCTGTTACTGACATAATATACGATGTTATAGCCGGTGGCGAGGAAAACACACAACGATTTAGTCAATACCGGCTTGCCCAAGCCGGTATACCGGAAGTCGATCCTGACACAGGAGCAAGACTCACCGCAAGTGAAAGATCGAGGTTGTTCCGCCAACGTCATGGCGAAAATGAGGAGACCGATTCGGATAAAGATCTTAAGCCCGGTGATCATATTGATAAGATCGTTGATAACTATAAAACTTATCAATTAGTTAAAGATCCAAGAGCTAAAAATAATGCAGCATTAAATATTAGAGATCATTCTGAGGCTCTTATAAAATGGGTGGATACAGCATCACTAAGCTGGTAATTTCCTAGGGTAAACCATAAATAATTATTATGCATAACAAAACCGATATTGATTTAATTTTCGAGAGCTACTCTAAGGCTAGGCAAATTGCACCTGATTTTGATGCCATGTTCAATAAGAAGCATGATAGGTTGCCAGAGTCACAGGATGAGTCAGACTCATTTCTGTTCGATGTACTCGATGCTGAAGCTAGTAACGGTGTCAGTAAGGCAGAGCTGATCAGTAAGTATGGTGAAGATGCTGTTGCAACATATGAGAGATTTGGAGAGCAAAACGATCTTTTTGAAGGTCCGTTTGAAGATGCCGAAGGTGACGATTTTCTTTCTCTCCAAAAAGGCCAAAAAGTTTATGTTACTCTTACCGATGGTAGTGAATTACAAGGAGTGCTTGATTTCGATGGCTTTGACCTAGCACGCTCTAATATGTTTACAATTGACGGTGGTGAAGAGATTGGCGTAGAGCACATTTCTGAGGTCAATATTGTATCCACAGATTATTAATACTAACTATTCTTAATTGCAGTTAATAGCAATTTAGCTTTAAGACCTGAATGAGTATTTTTTAATATGAATTCAGGTTTTATTTTGTCTCTATTACCTGCCACGCATATATCGTTAAAGTCTTTAAACTTTCTCAACTCCTTTGGCCATATAAAGACCCTTTCGTTATTATCAGCGAGTATGATACTCTTATTAAGCGCTGCAGTATCTATGTATTGATTATCTAGTACGAATACCTTATCGTGTAGATACAAACTATTAATTTGTTGCTGTTGTAGGGCAGTAAATACTTTTGATCCTCTCTCAGTAATACCGCATGTAGCTAGACCATTCTGTACGAAGTAGCTGTCGATAGGCCCTTCGAATATAAACACGGTATCGAGATCAGCACTGACATTCTGCATACCATACAACGTCTTTTCAGCCCCTACTTTGGATAGATACTTTGGTCTATCTCGTAAGTCCTTGTTATCTAAACCTCTTGTCTGGTAAAAGACAATGTTATTATTACTGTCATAAAACGGGAGCACCAATCTATTCTTATGAACGGGATCAGTTAGTGATATATAAAACGTCTTAGGGCTATTGACACCTTTATCGAGCTTACGCGTCTCTATACAATGCAGAGCCATTCTAACAAATGGATTGTCTTTATAGTATTCGACCTGACTCTCATCAGTTAAGTTGATACTATCTTTAGGTAAGCTCTCAGTCTTAATTACCTGTTCAGGCTTCTCCTGCTTCGGAGCCTCGAGAGATATCTCGGTATCGAAGTCTTTTATCTCTGAGATAATAACCTGTAAAGGTTTGTTAGCTATCTCAGAGATAAACGCAATAGGCTTCTTACTGTAACCGCAGTTATGGCAGTAGGCGACTTCTTTATCGACAATATAATAGAACCGTTTCTTTCTACCCCACGAATCACCTTCCCTACAAATAGGGCAGCATCCATTATATGTCTTGTTGAATTTATTATACGAGATCTTATATATATTCTCGTAAAGAAATTGAACTATATACTGTTCAGGTATGGGTATCATCTACCTGATTATAGTATACAATCTAGTGAGATCTACTCTGAGTTGTATTTGACGCAGCAGCATGTACTGATTGCCAATCAACTAAAGTTTCACCTGTATCTGTAGACTTAATGGAAGTTAAGCCTTTCTTGATCACGTGACCAGTTACTGGGTCCGTAAAGATTGCTTGTTCATATGTCTTACCACCTTGGTCATATTGACTAATAACCGGGCGAGCAGTTTCACCAGAATATGGGCTTCTTACTTGCGTTGGATTGACAAAGTCGTTTGGATTATAATCGTTCATATATTTATTTAGGACAAAATTTCTTCTAATCTATTCTTCTGAAAGAAGGTACTATACCATTTTGAATCTTTAGTGGTTATCTGCTTAAGTTCTAGCTCCTCGCAAACAGATAGAAAGTCTTCCCAATTAGTATCATAAGTCTGGCGCGTTAGTTGAGATGTTACGTACGCTACCTCTCCTTCGTCTGACGTGAGTGTTACTAATTGTAAGTTCTTCTCATAGAGTTCTTGCTCTTTATCAGTTAGCTCATACCTACCAGCGAGATAGTTACCTACTTTGACCTTACCCATGCCCTTAATACCAGGTATATTATCGCTTTTATCACCTGTAAGAGCTTTTACCTTTACAAAATCAGCATGCGGATACTTTAATATCTCTTCGAAGTTTTCTGCTGTAATCTCGACTTTTCTGATAGGGTCATATACAGAAACTTTACTTGATATTAGCTGACATAAGTCTTTATCCACGGTAACAATAACGTGACGATGAGTCTCGCTATTCATATAGTCATCGATAATTTTAATTACATCGTCTGCCTCATACCTCTGAGGAAAGATAGATGGGATACCCATAGTAGTTAGAAGCTTTTTGATTAGATCGTTCTTATTATGGACAGCCTGATTACGCTCTTGATCTCTATTACCTTTATACTCTT